TCTAGAGTATTTCCCCACAATCCCACACTAAAAAATTCCCCAAACACACTTGACAATTAAGTCAAAATGTGCTAGGGAATTGTTTTTATTTTAGTAGGTTATAACGTTTCTAAAAATGTTTGTATTTTTCTATAAAACATTAAATTACCATCATCATTAGGGTGTAATCCATCTTGTTCACCAAATAATGTGTTGTTGATAATATCAATATTAGGGTCTAGTCCTGACATTGTATATAAATCGTATACAGGTATTGAAAAATATGCACATCTTTCTTTTATAGCATTAACATAATCTATTAGTTTATTTGTTGCATTTCTTTTATTAAGTGGTGTTAAAAAACATATTTTTTTATTTGAGTATTTATTTATTAAACCTTTTATTAATACGTTTAATGCACCATTAAATGTTGTTGTATCTTCGCTATCAGTTTTACCGATAGGAACATTTCCAAAATAATCATTAATACCACCAAGTACACATATATAATCTAAATTATCTATCATTTTACTATATCGTAAACACATTGGGTTAGTAACTGATGTATCACCTGTATTTGATATTCTTGACTGATTTATACCATAGTTATATGATATACAACCTGTATTTTCAGAAATTAACGTTCTGAAAGGTTTTGTTGCTTTGAAACCATTTGTTATACTATCACCAAGAAAACCAATTTTTTTATTATATAATAATGATGAAGTTTTTACATTTATAGATGGATCAAGTTGATAATTATTAATATAAGTATCACTTCCTTTTATTAAATAGTATTCTTTATATAAATTATTAAATATTGCTTTTGCATAATATTTTGTATTTGAATATTTTTGTGGTATTGTAAATGAACCAGCATTAATATCAATAATATTGAAACCAAGATAATTTTTATTTTCATCAAATAAGTAAGTAAAACCATTCGTTTTATATTGATAAAATATTGTTTTATCAGGTGTATATTCTCCTAAAGGTATTAAATTTGTACAACCATAGCCTTCTGTAGTAGTATCTATAGCTTCACCTGTTGATGCCCTAAAATGTTTATTGTACATAAAATTTCGATAATCATACATATTATTAGTTTCGTGTTTTATAAAATTACAATTTTCTTTTGCAATATCATTACCTTTTAATAAATTTGTAGGTATATTAATTAAATCTATTCTTGATGGGTCATTAGCAACAGGGAAATCAATAGTTTTTAATGTCTGCTTATAGTAATTATTAGTTCTATTTTTTAATATTCTAATTTGTCCAGCATAACCATTTAGATAATTAAATACAAAATATTTAATATTAGCATCATCTATTGTACATTTTATTGAAGTTACAGATTTAACCCATGTTTTATTTTCATTAAATAGTGAATACCAAATATTATTATTATTAGATTGATTTACAATTAAAACATCATTTAATTCACAATTTAACATTTCAGTACAACAATACTTAGAGTTTGTTTGATATTCACCTGTATTAACATTATAAACGTGATTATCAACATAATTAGGGTTATTTATTTCATAAAATTCATTATCTAACATATTTAAATGTTCTTTTTCTATTTGTTCATTAACAATATTTTCTTTATATACACTTTGATTACCAACTATTGCAACACTTCCACCTGTAATTGCTTCTTTAACATCAGGTGCTAAATTACTCATATTTATTAAATGATTATTGTCCATTTTATTTTGTTTTAGTGTATTTATTTGATTTTGTAAATCAATTACATATTTTTCTAAAATTGTAGATAATGTACCATCATTAACCATATCATCAAGTTTATTATTAATTTCTTCTTGTACATCTAAATTCGTGAAATAATCATCAACATATGTTTTTAATTTAATACATAAATTTTGTAATTCACTAACTGCATCTGCATTATTATTAAGTGTTGGTAAAATTGTATCTTTTAAATAAGATAATAAACCACATAATGTTTCATAATAACTCATGGATTCATCAAATGCAAGTGGTATTGCTTTATATATGTAGTTTGTAAAAAGTCCTGTTTCGTTTGCTTTGATAACCTCAATATTTGGATTATCAGGTAATGTATTATTTTGAATACTCATATTTTTTCACTCTCCTTTAAAATATTTGCATGAATAAATCATACAATTCATCAATAACCATTAAATCTATATTCATTAGATTATTTTTAATATCATTTAAAACATCAATATTAAATTTACCGCCATTATTACCAATAATTGTTTTAATATATTCATTTGTTCCACTGCCATTTGCACTACTATTATCATTAATTGAATTATCATTTAATGTAATATTTGTTGCATAAACATTTTGTGCATTAATATCTTGTTGTGAAATATTACCCTGTGGTGTATCTTGAAATAGATTTTTACCTTTGTTTGTTGATTGTGATGTACTTGATGTTTGTGTTGTATTTCTACCTTTTAGTTCTTCAGTTAAATTAACATTATTAAGTAGTAAATTATCATCAATCAATTTTTTCTGTATTTTATATAATTCATTATAGTAAGGCATTATTTCATTTAATTTTTGATTTAAATAAAATCTAAATAATGGTGCGGTTTCAAATCCAATTTCATTTTCATAATAGTGATGTAAAATATTATTATTTAATATTTCTCTATAATTTTCATCAAAAATAGGGTATTGTGTCATTTGAAAATCAAAATTATTATCAATTAGTGTTTTAATCGTAATTGTATATTTCGCCATTATCATCACCCCTATCATTATTAATTATAACATTTTCTGTTTTATTTAACAAGTCCATTACATCTTTATTTAAAACTATTTCAATTTTATTTTCACCATTAAAAAATTTTTTATTAATTTCATCACAAGCTTTTTTTCTTGTTTTATACCAACAATTTAAATAATAAGTAACTAATTGTTCATTGCTTTCAACTTCATTTGTAATTAATCTTTCCTTTTTATCAGTATTTGCATTATCAATACCAAGAACAGTAAGAGCATCATTAAATATTTGGTGTTTATGTATATCTAATTTATCAATTAAATATGGTGCATCTGTTTTAAGTACATTTAATTTATTTGATATATCAAATTGTTTATTTCCAAATATAAACGGTGTATTACCACTATATTGCATATATACATTTTTTAAAGTTAGTATTGTTTTTGTATCACCCTCTATTAAAATTGGTGTTTTTTGTGCTTGTAAATTAACATCAATTGTGCGTTCTGTTTCGTATAATCTCATTGCAAATAATTCTAAAGATTGCATAGTAGGTTTTTCAAGCTCATTATTCATAATATAAACAATATCATCAAAATTATATTGCTTATTATAACCAATAGACCAAGCCATTACTTTTATTGGTAGGTTGTAAACATTTAATTTATCACTAGGATTAACTTTTAATGCTAAAAATCCAATATCATCATCTTTAACAAAACAAGCACGACCATTTTCATATAAAGATTGTTCCAAAAATCTTGATGCACCTGTACCCGCAACATCATCTAAACCTTTCCAAGTAAAAAGTGATGTGGCAAGCATACGTAGTCTATCAAGATAATCAATCATTGTACGATTATTAACAATCATTGCAAGTTCAGTTTCATTTATTTTTTTCACTTTAATCACTTCCTTTATACTATATTATTACTATTTGAATAATCATATATTGTTGATGGATTATGCCATAAAGTAGTACCATTATTAAACATAGCACGTATTATATTTAAATCTGTTTGTGGTATATCACCATCAAAATTACAATTTATTGTTTTTACATAGTTCCAATTACTTCTACCTGTAATATTAGGTACTTTAACACGATTTATTTTATAACCAAACATACTAAAATAATTATCAATTATTCTTGCATATTCTTCTTTTATACTCATTTTATAAAAATAAAATCCATTTTTATGATCGCATACATTAATATCACCACCATTAACGTTACCTTTTGCACTGTTTGGTTGTAAACTGTGCTGATATACTGCACCAAGTTCATTTGCAATAGACATTGCACCACTAACAACTGCACCTGCACCTGCTCCTGCTACTGCACCACCAACAATAGTTAATCCACTTGATGCAATACCAAGTGCAATATTAACACTATTTTGTGTTAGCCAGTTTGTATATTCATCATCAGACCAATTTAATGTAGGTAATTTACCTGCAATTAGTCCTTCTTCTTCACTATTTAAATTATTATCATAATTAGTTGGTATAATTTTAATACTTCCACCAACAGTTGGTACACCTTTAATAGTAAAATTACAAGTGTTTCCACTAAATCTTTCATAATGTAATATATTACTACTTCCATTATTATTACTTATTAGCATATAATTGAATGGATATGTTAATAATTTTTTATTAATTGGTGTATATCCATTTATTGTATTTACTTTTGTAATAGTTTTTGTAGCAGTATTTGGTGAATTTTGACCACTATATTGTAAACTTGTATTTGTATTAGTAATCATTGATGCAGGTATCATATATAAATTATATACAGCATCACTTTTACCACGATTAGCAAATGATTGTAATATGTTTACAACTTCATTCATTGTACTACATACATATGCACCACCTGCCATATAAACACCACCAAAATTTGTTGCAAGGGGTTTATTTTCATCTGTGGTTGACCACTCTGTACATTGTATCACATATTTTAAATTATCAAGTCCATTATAATAATCACTTGAATTAACTATGTATTCACCTGTTTCAAGGTTTTCAGGTACTGTATGAAGTCCTATTGTATCATCATTAACGTGTTCGCGTTCAACAAATGATTGTTTGTACTCAATTTGAAATAACCAAGTTTGGTAACAATCTGTTTCAAAAGTAATTAAAGTACAATTTTCGTTGACATATTCCATATTTGTTATAAAACAAAAATACCATTTATTTGTAAATCCTATATTTTTATAAAATAAATAGTTGCAATCAATTATTTCATCAATATTAATACCAACTTTAACACTATTATCTTTTTTAATATATGTATAGTTATCAAAAGTTTTTTGTACTCTACTATTAAAATAAGTCATTTGTGCATTTGCATTTGAAAATGTTAATTGATTTTTATAATCATTTTTAAGTGGTGTTTTACATAAATATAATTGACCTTGTGGGGTAATAGTCATTTTATCAGATCCTTTCTATATAAAATTAAAAGGTAGCAATTAAATGCTACCTTGTTATTATTCAGTAACAGTAACAGTAGCAGTACCAGTTAAACCATTATCTGTTTTAACAGTTAATGTATCTGTACCTGCACTAATACCTGTTACAACACCTAACGGTGAAACAGTAAATATACTTTCATTACCACTAATAAATTCAAGTTCACTAGTAGCATCAGTTGGTGTTAATGTTACTGTTACATTTGCAGATGCATCTTTTACAACATTAACATTATTAACACTAATTGCTGTTGCAGGTTTAGGTTGAGCAGTTGCAAGTACTACTGCATTTGCAAACGGACAGATTGCATAAGTTTGCCATACGTGTAAATATTCGTTCCAAGTCATTGTTCTTGCATTATAGAATTCATCAAATCTCATTAAGTTTTCATAAATTTGGAACCAAGCCTCATCACATAGGATTGCTTGTATTTCTTCATTTTCAAAACTATCAACTTCAATAACTCTACCCAAGAATTTTGTGTTTTCAATGTTAAATGCACGTGCTAATACATCAACATCTACTTCTGCCATTAAATCTGCAGTTACGATCAATACAAATCTATTTTCATCAGTCCAAGTTTTAATAACACCTTTTGCACCACTAAATTTTGAATATGCATTATATTTGGTTGATGGTAATTTCATTTTACTAAATAAAGAACGACATTTTTTAACAAATGCTTTTGCAGATGCTTCATCTGTAACTGCACTAACAGTTTCAACAATAACTTTATTGTTATCATATGCACCATCTACTAATGCCTTTGTAAGTTCAAATTCATCAATGTAATTACCACTATATAATGAAGTAGTTATTGCACTAATATATTGTTCAAATTTTTCCCAACTAGCAAATGCACCTTGTAAATTTTCTCTTGAAATAGTTTTTGTATATAAATCTTTTCTGTTTCTTCTGTAATAAGCAACGTGTGTATCAGGGTCTGTAATAGTTAATAATTTTGCCATTTCAGTATTTGATAATTCATATTGTTCTGCCTCTGCAGGATTTTCATATAAATCTTGTATATCAGTACCAAGTGGCATACTACCTTTACGTAAGATAGATAATGGATTGTTAAAAGTTTTATTTCTAACAATTGTTAAACCAATACGATTAATTAAATTTGTAACAAATTCATTTAACATAGGTTGGTATGCATCATTAAATAATATATTACTAATTGTTTGTATATTATCTTCTGTTGCAGATGGTAGTGTTTTCATAAATACTTTACTAGAGTTTTCACGTACCACATTAAATACTTTTGCACCTTTTGGAATAGCCATATTAAATCAAATCTCCTTTCTCATCAATGACATCTTCAATTTTGATTTCTTCTTTTTCGTCATCATCTTCAATTTTGTCATCTTCTTTTTCTTCTTTATCAAAACCAATTCTTTGATAAAGTTTACCATTAACTTTTAGTAACTCTTCCTTTTCACCTTTTAATTTTTCTATTTCTTTAACTGATTTTTCATATTCATCAAATCCATTATTATAAGCAGAAATAGTTGCAAGGATTTCTTCACTAACTAAAGCAACAGTAGTTTCATCTAACTTATCACGTAAGTTATTAATTAATGTTTCAAATTCTTCTTTACTTATCATAATAAATTCTCCTTTCTATATTAATTTTATAATAAAAAGAAAAAATTGTCAATTTAATATTGACAATTTACTAAAATATGATTTATTTCTTAATTTCTTTGCATAAAGTACCCAAGGGAATTTATGCTTTTCTTTTTCAGTTGGTGGTGTTGGACCATCCCAAGTTTGCCAATTATAATCTTCTGGGCGTAATAAAATAGTGTCATTTACGTATAAAGCATTCCACATATGAATTGCACCATATATACCAATACCTCCATTATTCCATTTTTGAGTTGATTTACTTGATACATGAGCAACTTCCATGTGTAAATGTTCTCCACTTGATTGACCATAATTTCCTGTTCTATAAAATAAATCACCTTGATTATAATGTGTGCCAAGAACAGGTGCTTGAAAACTATGTGCAACTAATACTCTCCCATATTCTAAACTACCATCAGGCATATGAACTTTATCATCACTTTCTAAAATTAAGTTATGATCATTTCCTGTATATACTATCGTTCCAGAAAATGGGGCATAACATGGCATAGCAGTTATTCTTTGACCTGCTATATTAAATGGTAAAAAGTCAAGTGCTAACACATCATGTTCATCAGGGTCTCTTGTAGGTGTTAAATATAAGGTTTCACATGGAAAAAGTGCAACTTCATAACCATCACTTGCAACAAGTTTTTGACCTGCTACCATATATCATTACCTACCTTAACATTTCATTTACACGATTTTGTACTTCACTATAATTATAACCTGCATTTTCAAGTAATGTTTTACGTTCAGGGTAATTTTTCCATTTGCCATTAATTACTTCTTTTGCAATTTCATCAATTGATTTTAATTTTCCTACACCTTGATTTACTAAATTTTGTACTTCATTATATCTATCACCAAGTTGTATTTTTCTTTCATCTCCATTACCAAATTTACCTTGCCATACCATTTTTGCAAGTTCTTCATCACTATAATTATCTAGTGGATTTATATTTTGTGTGTTGTCTGTAGATGATTTTGAAAATCCATTTAATCCTATATTTTTAATAATTGATGAATAATCTTTATATGCAACATCACAATCTAAATTACCATTATAACCATTTATTCTACCACTTGATGTTGATTGCCACATACCATATTGTTTCACATATTTTGGTTCACTTCCATAACGTGCCACCCATTTATCATATGCATTTAATTCATTTAAATACATTTTATCTTGAAAACCTGAAATATCACTTGCATATATACCAACATAATAACCTAAATTTTCAAGATATTCGCAAAATCCTATAATAGCATCAGTTACACCACGTTTATTATTTACTTGATGGTGTGTATCTTCAACATCAATATATATAGGGTATTCAAATTGTTTACCTTTTAAACAATTTTCATACATGTAACGAGCTTCTGCAATTCCTTTTTCTTTTGTATTTGCACAACTATACCAATAAGCACCAACATTAATATCACGTTGTTTTGCTTGGTTATAAAAATTTTCAAAACAATTATCTTTATTATAACTAACACCTGTTCCCCATCCTGTAAATCCTGCACGTATAATTAAAAATTCTACACCTGCAGATTTAATTGCATCAAAATTTATTCCACCTTGATAACTTGAAATATCTAATCCTTTCACTATTTATCACCTACCTTTTTTATACTTAATAATGGTGAAAATTCTGTTGGTAAAATACCACTATATTTTTCTTGTAATTTACCAAGTATAATTGCATGATTTAATTCATCTGCAATTATATTTTTAATTGTTTGTTTATCTTCATCTGCAATATTATTTAATAACTTAAAATAAAATTCTTTTGCTTCTGCTTCTGCTTTAATATTAAATTGTATTTCACTTGATATACAATTCTTTTGTTCAACAGTTAATTCTTTTAATAACATAATTATTCACCTTTCTTTTTAATTTGTTCTAAACTATCGATTAATTTTTGTGGTAATTTAACACCCATTTCTGCCATATTTTCAATAATAGACAACCCATCATTTGCAACAAAAAAGTAAATAACAAGTGTTCTAATTAATCCACTTTGACCTGTTAAATTATCAATTACAACAGATAATGCAACTACACATAAATAACTAAACTTTTTTAAAATTCCTTTAAATCCAATTTTGCTTGATAATTCTTTGTTATATATTGCAGATGTAATACCTGTTAAATAATCAACTACCATCACAATTAATAATGATTGTATTGCAATATCAAATCCACCAACTAAATATACAAAAGTTGTTAATATCACACTAACAATATCATTTATTAAATGTTTCATTTTCATCACCTACCTTTAATGTAATTATAACAAAATTACACAAATTCGTAAATGACCTTAATATTATTTTTAGTAAATGTACACATAAATTTTTTAATTTGCTTATTTCTATTTTTATTAATAAAATTAAAGTAACTTTTACTATCCTTAAAATATTTTATTTTCATTTTTATTTTTCCTTTCCTATTATTAAAGCACATACTATAAATATACCAATTATTGTACCTATAATAAAACCAATTATTAATTCCATATTATCACCTACTTAATACTAAATTCTGTATCAACCAATAAAACCCCACCTTTAACGTGTTTATAGGTTAATTTTTTATTATCTGTATTTATATTTTCAGTTGTAAAACCTATATTAAAATTATCAAATGTAATTAAATTACCTAATTTTTTTGGAAGTCCTGCAACTGTTACGTTCATCTTTTCATCAAATCCAAGTTCAATATAACATTTTTGCCTTAAATATTTACCACGTTTAAATTTGCTTTCTAATTTCCATGCACCAAGTTTATAATCATCTATTTCAATAATATCTTTTAGTTCTGTATCATCTTCAAATAAACAATGTATGCTATCTGTATCACTATAAACATATAAATCCTTTTTATATTTTTTAATTGAATAGTCTTTTATTATTTGTGAAGTTGTAATTGTCTTTTTTCTTGCATAACTTGTAATAAATGATGCAACAGGTATATAAATACTGTTTCTTATTTCTGTAGGATATAAACCATATTTAATAATACCATCTTCATTTAAATATGGAAATTTACCCCTAACATCAGGATTTAAACCAAATTTACCATATAAACTATTAAGCATCAATTTTGCAATTCTATAAAGTGCAGTATTATTATCTTTTTTAGCATCAATCTTTTTATTACTCCAATATTCAATATATTTACTAAATAACCCTTTTATTGCTTTAAATTTCCAACCACTATGATATGTAAGTTCACTAACATTATAATGATCAAAAAATAATTCTAAATCAACACTTGTTAATGTTAATGTTACAATATCACCATTACTTGATTTTACATATTCATTTGGTAAAAATGATAAATTATTTTTTATTTGAATTGTTGGTATTTTTCCTTTTTTAATATCAAAAACGCAACTTATTGTTTGTACAAATAAAGGATATAATGTATCATTTTCATATTTTCCATCAAAAAATATTGATTCACCAAATGGTAATTTTTCATACATCATAACAGATGGATATAAACTATTAACATCAAGTACAATACCTGCACCTGTTTCTTTTTCTTTATAACAATCATTTAAATATGTAAATCCACCTTTATATGATTTTCTTATATCTTTATCAATTTCATATGGTAATATTGGAAAATATTTATTAAAATTTTTATTTATTTCTTTATAATTTGCAAGTGCATCACTTCCTATTGTCATTTTTGTTAAATTTTCATCAAACATTATTTTTAATGCACGTGCCATTATTTCAACATCATTTCTAATATAATCAATTTCATCATTTGTTAATATATGTCCTTTTTCTCTTTTTTCTTTATAATCAAGTTCTAATTTTCTAATAGGTAAATTAAAATCTTTTGCAATCATATCAACACTAAAATTCAAAATCTTTAAACTATCATATATTGTTACTTTATTAATATGTTTTGGATTTTTAGTTTCAAAAAATATTTCTATTGAATAAAATTGTCCTGTATCACTAATTAATGTTGTAAATGTTTTATCTTGACGTTCTTTTTTATCTTTAATACAAGTATAACCATTTTCAAGTAAATAACTAAATATATATTCCCCATCAAATTTTAAATTGTGAAAATATAATACATAATTTTCTTTTTTATTTGCACACCATTTTATAAAATCTTCAATGTTGTTACCATAAATAAAATTATCAGTATTTCCTATTTCACATAATGCATAAGCCCATACTCTACAATCTGTTTCACTAACATTAGTTTCAAAATCTGCAGTAAATTTACGCATAATCTTGTATTATTTCATCAATATTATCTATTAATGTATCATACAAGTTTATAACATCTTCTTTAATATCATCAGGGTTTATTGCATTAAAACTATTTGTAACAACGGGGTAATAGTCAATTATTGCACGTATAGATTTATCTTCTTTAAATAACTTTAAAAAATCGTTTGGTTTTAAACTCATTAATTTTTGTTTTAACATATTTAATTTATCATTATCATAATCAAAATAATAAGCTAAATCAGTAAGCATATCAAAATAATTTTGTTTAAATATAGTATTCATATATTGTTGATTTCTTCCTGTCTTTTCAATTAATTTTGTAAATCGTTCAAGTTCATCACGTGATAATTTATTAATATCTTTTTCAAGTGCCTTTCTTCTTGCAACTAAATTTAAATAATCTGTATCACCCATTTCACTAAATGTTGATGTTTGTGTTTTACCAAATATTTTTGGTTTATCAACTTTTAATCGGTTAATTTCACGTGTTATATTTCTTTTTACACGTGCATTTTCTCTTTTAATTTCGCTTAATTCATATTTTGTTAATCTCACACCACCACGTGTTGTAATAACATCTTCTGCACCACGTGTACTAAATCTTTGTAATTCTTTTAATTTTCTTCGTAATTCTGTACGTGTATAAACTCCATTTTTTAAATCTTTCTTTGTAATTTTAGATGGTAATAATTCACGTTCTTGTTTTTCAAGTCTTGAAATCTTTTGATTAAAATTTTTAATTGTTCTATTAATTTCTTGATTTAATTTTTTATCATATCTAATTGCCATAAATTATCACCACCTATCTACAACTTAATTCATTTATCATAAAATCAATATAATAATTTTCTTGTAATTCTTTATCTTTATATAATACTTTAAATCCTCGTTTCTCTATCTTCTTATATAATAACAATAAAATCATTTCATCACAATATATATTACATTTAAATTTAACTTTTAATTTCATAGTTTCATCACGTATATAATTAATATGTTCTTTTATAAATTTTTCTTTATAAAAATTTGATGAAAAATAAAATACTAAGTCATCATACTTAAAAGTATAATTACTTTCATTTAAATCATTATATATCATACATTTACCTACCTTTCTATATAAATTTAAAAGATGCAGATGCTTTTAACACCTGCATCTTTATTTATTACACTAAAGTTAATGTTAATGATTGTTTACCATTTTTAATTGGTCTTTTTGCAACTTTAACTTTTAAAGGATTTTCCCAATTTGTTGGAAGTCCATAAATTTGTACAATTTTCTTAAGAACATTATAAATACCATAACTTCCTGTTGCATATGTTTGACCTGATTTATCAAATAATATTGTTCTGTATTTTGTTTTTAATTCTCCTGTTTCTTCATCAACAACTTGTTTTTCTTCAATATACATATCTTGTATTTCTATTTCTTGACCTACACAATCATTTAATAATGCATCACAACTTTCAAGTGCATTAAATAATTCTTTCTTTTCTTTTTCTGTTTCTGCAACTTTACTGCAATAAACATTTTGTTTAATTCCACTAAATAGTGTTAATTCTCCTTTATTTTCATTTACATTTACATTTTGATTTTCCATAATTTTTACCTTTCCTTTCTTATTTTAATTTTAAATTTTGGATTAATCTTGAATTTCTTGCAATGCTTTTGTAATTTGATTAATTACCATTGCACAAGCATTTTTTTCACTTTCACTTGCTTTTGATAAATCTTTTGGATTAATCATTTTTACAGTACAATTATTTTTATCTTTATTTTCCTGTACCTGTATTGTAATCTTTAACATTTATTTTTCCTCCTTTCACTATAATCATTATATCACTATAAAATATAATGTCAAATATTTTTTAAAAATTTTTTAAAAAATATTTAATAAAATTTTTAATAAAATTATATAATTATGTTTCACGTGAAACATTGTATTATTTTTAATATTATGCTATAATTATATTGTAATCTTATAACATTTAGTTTTGGTTACATCTAGGTGGTGGGGTTATATATTTAATATAATGTAATATATAATAATGTAATCAAGGTGAAGAGCCTATTATTATATTTTTCTAGTGATTTAGTGCATTATAATATATAACTTTCACTATCAATTTTATTTTAAGGTGATTATATGAAAGAAAATATATTTTATGATATTAATAAATTATTATCGTATAATGCTTTACTTTCATTTGTAGTTGGTGAACGTGGTGTTGGTAAATCATATGGTGCTAAAAAATTTGTAGCAAAAAGATTTATCAATAAACATAAACAATTTGTATATATAAGAAGATATAAAACAGAATTAAAAGAAGCACTTATTAAAAAAGGAGAGCCTATATTTTGGAAACAAATACAAAATGATGAAGAATTAAAAAATCATAAATTCAAAAATAATAATGAATTAATGTATATAGATGGTGAAATTGCAGGATTTGCAATACCACTTTCAATTGCAAATATATTAAAATCATCAACATATGATAATGTTGATACTATTATATTTGATGAATTTATTATTGATAAAGGTTGTTATCACTATTTACAAGATGAAGTTACTGCATTATTAGAAACAATCGAAACTGTTGCACGTTTACGTGATATACGTGTTATATTTTTAGGTAATGCAATATCAATAACTAATCCATACTTTACATATTTTAATTTGACATTACCATATAATAGTGAATTTAAAGTTGCTAAACGTGATAATCAAGGTGTACCACTTATTGTTATTAATTACATAAAAAATCAAAAGTACAGAGAAGTTAAAAAACAATCACGTTTTGGTCAATTAATTGATGGTACAGATTATGGTAAATATGCTATTGATAATGAATTTTTAAGAGATAGTAAAAGTTTTATACGTAAAAAATCAAAAACAAGTAAATTTTATTTTATACTTGTTATTAATGGTAAACATTATGGTGTATGGTGTGATTATAAAGATGGTTTAATGTTTATATCAAATGATTATGACCCTAATTGTCCTGTTACATTTTCAATTAATCCTGATGATCATAATGAAAACACTTTATTAATTAGATGTAGAACATCACCATTTTTTAAATCAATTATTGAACATTATAGATTAGCAAGATTATGTTTTGAAAATCAACAAATTAAAAATAATGTTATGGAATATTTACTAAAACATCTAACCTACTAAAATAAAAACAATTCCCTAGCACATTTTGACTTAATTGTCAAGTGTGTTTGGGGAATTTTTTAGTGTGGGATTGTGGGGAAATACTCTAGA